TGCAGGTTTATATTTTTCCAATACTCTTTTTGCTACAATATCTATTTTTTCTTCATCTGTCAAATCTATGACAGGATTGTTAGTTAAATCTATTGCCATAAATTTCGGCTTATTGTTTTTAAAAATAACTGCACTGCCATTTTTCTCGGCGATTTTTACAGCTTTGGAAAAATTCTGATTGGCTTCAGTCATTGTAAGTATTTGATTTGTATTTAACATCATAATTTTACACCTCATTAATATTATATACGATTAATAGGATAAAATCAACCTATTTATTGATATTTTACAAATTTACTCCTTTTTCTTTCGCCATTGCTTTTAAGATAATGTCGCCTTTGGGGTTTGTTTTTATTGGTTTTTCTATATCTTTTAAAATCTTTTCAAGTTTAGGTAGTTTTTTATGCCTTGCAAAATATTCGGTATAGTAGGCAAGGGTTATGTTTTGTTTTAGCTGTTCTTTACTCTTAATAGCATAATTTTCAGCTATAAGGCTTATTTCATACGGTGTATATTCAAAGGCTGTTATAGGCTCAATTCCTAGTTTTATTACAGCGGTTTCATAAAAATATGAGACGGAAAAAGGTTTTACGCTGTTCCCGTCTCTTCCGCGTTTTTTTCGTTTCCGCCGTTAAATGCTACGTTAAACGCCTCGCCTAGTTTTTCTCCGATTGCCGATATATTTGAATAATCGTCTATAAGGGCTCCTACTCTATCCGGTGTTAAATCTTTATCCTCATGATACAGTCCCGCATATAATATTGTCCTTAAATCTTTCATTGAAATATTTTCAAGGTCAAGTTTTGATATTGTTCGCCCTGTCATTTCTTCTACCTTTATCAGCGCATTTATCCCGTACCTTAAATTCCTCGGTCTATCCAATTCTATTGTTACTGATTTTTTCATTTTTTAAAATCCCTCCATTTTTATGTAAAACTTACGGCACCACTTCCTGCAAATTCTATCGAAAGAGTGACCAAATCATCCACTGCGTCCTCAATCGATAAACTTGATATTATTGCACTACCTGAATAATAATGAGTTTCGTCTACATAGAATTTCACTTCTACTTCCATTCCGTTTAAATACGCCTCCTGAAGTTCGCTCTGTCCATTGTTTTCTGTCTGGTCAAAATCTCCCTCTGCTGACGCGCTCCATTCCTTTAACCCTGTTATAAAATTTTTCCAACTGTCTCCAAGCGCTGTTGTTTCCAATGTGTCGACATTTAATTCCAAACTCCAGTTCTTCATCCCCGCAACGGTTATGGGAGTTGTGGAATTTATTGTTATCTTTCCGTTCTTTCCCGATATTGCCATTTTATTTTTCACCTTCCTTTTTTATGTTATAACTGAACTCAAATTCCAAAATATATGAATAGTATTCCCTATCAAACTCTCCTGGTAATTCTGTTATTAAATTTGTTGCGTCAATAACAGTTCCGCTCATATCGCCTTTAAAATCAAGAAATACTTTTTTTAATATATTTAATTTCTTTTTTGCTTTGCCATAAGTTATATCATATACCGTAAACTGAACATTAACCTTTACGAAATCTGACTGTTTCTGCAATAAACTGTCAAAAACAGTATTGATATGCCTGTAAACTACTGCGGGATATTCCGTCTTTTCAGGCATAACAAGCGGATAGATTCTGCCGTTAAATATTGTTTTGATATTGATGTTTTCCGTTAAATACTGGTACATACTCTCAAAAAAATCTTTCACATCTTTTTACCTACCGAATCGCTTATTGTTTCCGTTATCTTTTTATTGATTTTATCCAGATTCTTATCCACCGCATTTCTCATAAATGGATTTGCCGCTTTGCCCTTTGCCCCAAGTTCTACAAAAGTGCCGTATTTTATACTCTTATCATATTCGATTTTAATATCGGCTCTTTTAGGAGTGGCTTTTCCCTCTTCAAGTTTTAAGCTGTTTTTCAGCGCGCCTGTTCTGACGGGACAGTTTTGTTTAGCGTTGTCAAGAGCAATCTTACCTCCAGCTTTTGCCGCTGTCATTAAAATAGTTTCAGCGGCAGATTCCATACTTTTTAATCGCTTTACTATCTCTTCAGCTCCGATTATCTTAACCCTTAGCTTTTTCTGTTTTACTCTGAAACTCATAGGAGTATCTCCGTTGCAGAAACTTCCGTCCAGCGTTTATCGCCGTTTAAGTCGCGTATTGCCGTTATTTCATAATTTTTCCCGTCAATGCTTATTCTGTGTTTGGTGGTAAGTCCAGCATAAAACCTTACTGTTATTACTGCCTTTTTACTGTTCTCTATTTTACCGTCAGCAATTTTTTCTGCCTGTTTATCAAGACTTAACTTTTCGGCTACCTTTGCCCAGACTCTGCCTGTCTCAATCCATTCTCCCGTAACGGCTCCGAAACTGTCCTTTTCCTCTGACTGCTCTAAAATACTTATTTTTTTGTTAAGCTCTCCTATCGTCATTTAAAACAGCTCCTTTCTGTAAGCAAAAGTCATCCGCCTGATTATATCAGTTAAATCTTCCATATCAAGTCCGTCCTTACAGCTCTGGCGGTTTTCGTAAAGAGTTGCTATAGTAAAAAGCACCGCCTGATTTACGCTTTCGGGTATTTTGTCAAACTCGTCAAGAGTTTTTCGCATAACGCTTTGCACAAATTCCGTTGCCGTAATTATCAGAGAGGCGATAAGCCTGTCTTCATCGTCTGTGTCTATACGCAAATATTCTTTTGCATCGCTTACGCTTATCATTTTATCGTCTCTCCTATTAAATTTTATTCACTGTATCTTGGCTCATACATTACTGCCGTAATACAACCTGTTACCGTTGAACCTGCTATTGCCGAAAGATTGATATTCACCCTGTCAAAACCGCCGCTTGCAAGATTATCTGTTGATACCCTATAAACCTTAAAGCCGCTGTTTCCCGCAGTTCCACCGATTGACAAGGTGTCTGAGGTCTTATTCTCAAACACCGTGCCGTTGGTGTTTATTTTAAACTCTACTTCCTTTGCCGTGCCGTCTTCGCCGTTTTTGCCTTTGATAGTAACCGTAACATCCGCCGCCGTGCCTGCTCCGCTCGATACGATAAAATCAATGTATTTATAATTGTTAAGCTCTAAAAACTCTGAAGAAACACCTTCTGCGAATATTGCTCCCGGCTCTGTTACGCTTTTTATTTTTGTTACTGTATTAAATGTCATAGTTTACTCTCCTTATCTTTTCGCCAATGCAACGAACGGACTTACTGAATTGCTGCCCTTATACGGCGTAAGTGGTTTATTCCAAATCGGTTCACCGTCTACTCTGTAAATAAACCTGAACACTTGTTCGTCGTACGAAAAACGGACATGTATCGAGCTTGCCTGTTTGATTCCTCCCTTATCTATCATTAAATATTGACCTACATCCGCAAGCACAATATCCCCGATTTCTCCTGCGGCACTGCATTGCTCCAAAGGAACTATAGGACGGCCGAATAATGTAGAATAGGGTTTTTCGGATATGCCTCCTGCCGGTAAATACACAGGAGTGTCGCCTATTTTCAATTTATATAACAGCGGCTCTATTTCTTGATTTATGTACCAGAAGCTGTTTGCCCTTGACCTTGACCAGATTCTGTTCCACATATTAGCGATATTTTCTACAGTAATCTTATCTGTCTGATTGCTTTCCTTTGCAACCTTTACAAGCGCCTCACTGTTTAATATACCTAAAGGTTCACCAGCTCCGCTTCCGTTTAATATAGCATCGTCTATACGGAAAGCAAATTCTTCGGCAAAGGCTTCCCTTAAAACGCTCTCTAATGCCGATGCGTCTTCCAAAAGTTCGTCAGTCGCATAGCAGAGTCCTGTCAATTTCTTTAACGATAAATCCATTGTACGGAATTTTGGTTTACTGTCCTTTAACTGGTCAGCTTCACCTTCCCAAAAACATTGGACTCCGCCCCATCTTGAACCGTTTGTTCTTGATTCTTCGTCAATCGCTTTTATCTTAAGTCCGTTGGAAGAATTCGTAAGCGGTATCTTCTTAACCTTGTTTGCAAGTATTCCCGTATCGTATGTCCTTTTAAGTAAATCTTTCACAAAGTCCTGTTGCAACAAAAAACCGCCGTCGCTGGGATTGGTTTCATTAAGTCCCGAAGCTGCTCTTGCCGATAACCTTGAATCCATTTTCCCGCCCGGACATGCGGCACGGTATACAGCTACCATCTGCTCGCCGAACGATGCAAAATTTCTCGCATCCTCTGACGGATTGGTTTTAACCTCAGGTTGTTCTTGCGGTTTAGGCGAAGGTTCCATTGTAAGGAATTTCTCCGCGCGTTTAATACTCTCATCCCAATTTTTGATTTCACCTTCGTATCCGTCAAGCTCTTTTTGCTCCTCATCTGTCAGGAAGCGTTTTTCAGCTTCCGCTTTGTTTAACACTAACATTGCCTTAAGCCTTGCATCTTCCCTTTTTGCCTTCATTTCAAGTAGTTTTTTTAAGTCCATAATCTTCTCCTTCACATAAATTTAAATTTATTTTTT